TAAAATTAAAGAATACGTAAAAGATACTGTTGGTGCAGCGTCAAGTGCGTCTTTTTTATACAGGAATATTAAAGGTTATAGTTTTGGTGGGAGAGATGAAAAAAAGGAAGAGCGTACAAGTTGGACTAATCCAGAAGGTCGTAAAATAGATTGGTCTAATAAGATTTATCGAAAACCTTAAAGGAGGAATTATGTCGAATTATAATGAAAAAGCTATAGATGGTATAAAAGTATTTGGTTCAAGTAAAACAAAGCAAAGTTTCAAAGACGAGTGTGATATTAATTTAATGGTGGAGAGATATGAAAAAACAGGTCTTCTACCTCAAATGATTAATGATAATCCAGCTTATGGAGATTTTAGTAATCCATTAGATTATCAGAGTAGTTTAGATCTTATAATGAAAGCAGATGAACAATTTATGGCGTTGCCAGCAAATATTAGAGATCGTTTTAAAGATGATGCAAGGGAATTTTTGGCGTTTGTGAATGATTCTAAAAATTCAGATGAGTTAGTGAGTATGGGTTTAGCTACAAAAAAAGAGGTATTAAATGCAGCAAACAATAATCAATTTAATCAAGCCAATAATTTGGCAAATAATAATAGCAATCCTCAGGGAGTTGTTGGCACAGGCGGAAGCAGCGCAACACCAGGTGGCAGTAAGTAATGTCAATAGACCTGGGATTGAAAGTGAGTTAGTGGTTTAAACGACGTAAAACGGACATACAAGGGACGTGGTCGTTAAGGGAGCTTATGGCTCCCTTTCTTTTTTACCCTCACCTACGGCTGTTTTAGGCTCTTCAAGGATGTTGTTGAGTATAAGATCGATGATAGCAAGGATAGTTGTTTGGTGTGAGAAACCAAGTTTACGGAGTTTGTAGTAGTAAGCGATAGCGGCTGATTTAATTTCTTGTTTAATTTTCTTTTGCATAAATGTTCCTTTCTAGGGATTTGTAAAAGAGGGTACCCTGGAAAGGAGTTTTTATGCAGAAGGGAATTGCACAAGATTTAAGCACAGTATCGTGCGTCGACCAGTTGTCTACTTGATGTAACTGGTCGGACTGACACCCCACTCTGCGTCAAGAGTTGTTTAAGGGGGTGTTAGTCGTGATGATTAAGTTACGACCACTTGGAGGTGTTATGAAAAGGAAAAAGATGGGTTACGGTAAAAGTAAGAGGTTGTTTCGGAAAACAGCAACTCGGACACATAAAAAAAATGTTAATTTGAATCCGATGCGTGGTGGAATTCGTTTATAAAATAAAAAAAAGGACGACAACGTGGCATGTTATCATCCTCTGGTTGGTTACCGGAGTAAATTTGAGAACTCCAATGGAAAGCGTAACATAATCCTTAATCCGGGTCAAGCGTTAGAACCGGATAATCCTATGAAAATCCCATGTGGGCAATGTGTTGGATGTAGATTAGAAAGATCTCGTCAATGGGCTATTCGTTGTATTCATGAAGCTCAGTTATACGAGAAAAATTGTTTTATTACATTAACGTACAATGAAGATAAGTTGCCTGAAAGTGGAAGTTTAGTATTAGAGGATTTTCAGAAATTCCTTAAGAGGTTAAGGAAAAAAAGGTTTGGTGAAAAAATTCGTTATTATATGTGTGGTGAATATGGTGATAAAAATAAAAGGCCACATTATCATGCATGTATGTTTAATTTAGATTTTGAAGATAAAATAGAGTTAAAAAATCGAGATGGACAAGTTTACTATACGAGTCAAGAGTTGCAAAGTTTATGGCCGTATGGTTTTAGTTTAATAGGCGATGTGACTTTCGAGTCAGCAGCTTATGTGGCAAGATATATTTTAAAAAAGGTTACTGGGGGTCGTGCAATAATTCATTACAATGATATTGATTTTGGTACGGGTGAAATTCTCAGAGAAAGGAAGGCGGAGTTTACTACAATGTCCCGTAGACCAGGGATTGGTAAAGGTTGGTTAGAGAAATATTGGGATGATGTATTTCCGGATGATTTTGTAGTGGTTCGAGGAAAACAGATGAGAGTTCCGAAATATTATTTGAATAGTTTAGAAGAAGAAGATCCATTTGGTTATGATGATTTAAAGGAAATTCGTAGAAGAAAAAGTGTTATGTTACAGAGTGATAATACGTACGAAAGATTGTTAGATCGTGAAGAGTTAACGAAGATTCAATTGAAAGAAAAACAGAGGAGATTAGAAAATGAAACTTAAGATATTTTCAGTGTATGATTGTAAAGTGGAAGCGTATTTGCAGCCGTTTTTTATGAGAAGTAAAGGCGAAGCTTTAAGAGCTTTCATGAGTGCGGTTGATGATAAACAGACTCAGTTTAATAAGAATCCAGAAGATTTTACATTATTCGAACTGGGTGAGTTTGATGATGAAAAAGGGAAAGTGAATAGTATAAATCCTACAAGTTTAGGTACGGCTTTAGAGTTTAAAGCAAAAAACGAAAATGAGCGTATTGGTTTAGTAAAAGAAATCAACAATGATGTTGATAATATGATGTAGAGGAGTTTTTATGCGTCACAAACAAGAACATGTATTTAGTCAAGTACCGAAGGTGAATATCCCGCGGTCTCAATTCGATCGGTCTCATGGGTTTAAAACTACATTTAATGAGGGTTGGTTATATCCAATTTATGCAGATGAAGCATTACCAGGTGATTCGTTTAAATTAAATTTGACAGCGTTTGGTCGTATGACGACTTCTATTTATCCGATAATGGATAATATTTATTGTGATTTTTTCTTCTTTTTTGTTCCACTAAGATTGTTGTGGACTAATTTTAAAAAGATGATGGGAGAGCAAACTAATCCAGGTGATAGTACGAGTTTTTTGGCGCCTTATGTTGATGCGCCGGGCGTTACTGGGTTTACGAATGGTAGTTTTTATGATGCGATAGGTTTACCAACTGGGGTTCCAGGAGTTAGAGCAAGCGCTTTTTTTCCGCGCGCTCATAATTTAATTTGGAATGAATGGTTTCGTGATGAAAATTTACAAAATTCTTTGACAGTAAATTTAGGAGATGGTGGTGATCCAGTAGGGGATTGTGTTCCACAAAAAAGAGGGAAAAGGCATGATTATTTTACAAGTTGTTTACCTTGGCCTCAAAAAAAAGCGACTCCAGTTACAATTCCATTAGGTACTTCAGCTCCAGTAATAAGCAATGGTTCTGATATTGGGTTTAAGATTGGTGGAAGTGATTATGCACCTCATACCGCAGGTGGTACGAATCCATTATACTTATCTGGTTATGGTGGTGGTGATTCTACGTTTAAATTTGGTACAGTTACAGGTTTACAGTGTGATTTAACTTCAGCGACGGCGGCTACTATTAATTCATTACGAGAAGCATTTCAGTTACAAAAATTATATGAGAGAGATGCTCGTGGTGGTACTCGTTATACAGAGATAGTTCGCAGTCATTTTGGGGTTACTTCACCTGATTCAAGGTTACAGAGGCCGGAATACTTAGGCGGTGGTCGGATGATGATTAATATTCATCCAGTAGCACAGACATCTGCGACAGGTTTGACGGGTGGTAGTACAGCAAAAGGTGATTTGAGCGGTGTCGCTACAATGTCAGGTAGTAATATTGGGTTTACGAAGTCGTTTACTGAACATGGTGTTTTATTGGGTTTTGCAAGTATTAGAGCTGATTTGAACTATCAACAAGGTTTAGACCGGATGTTTAGTCGTCGGTCACGGTTTGATTTTTATTGGCCGTCATTGGCTCACTTAGGTGAACAAGCTGTTTTGAATAAGGAGATTTATGCACAAGGTACAGCAGGCGGTTCAGCAGATGATTCAGTATTTGGTTATCAAGAAAGATACGCTGAGTATCGGTACAAGCCAAGTCGTGTGGCGGGTTTATTTAGAAGTAATGCGGCTGGTACGCTTCATAGTTGGCATTTGGCTCAAAATTTTTTGGCATTGCCTACTCTTAACGCTACGTTTATTGAAGAGAATCCTCCAATTACTAGAGCTGTAGTAACAGCTGATAATCATTTTCTACTGGATTGTTGGTTTGATTTAAAATGCGCTCGTCCAATGCCAGTTTATTCGGTACCTGGTTTGATCGATCATTTCTAGGAGGTTATCATGGTATTTGGATGGGATGATGCGGCTTATATTGCAGCAGCGTTTATAGCAGCTCAGATGAATAATCAAGCTAATGCA